AGACCTATAAGTCGATCAGTGAACGCAACACGGCATACATCAACAACTGTCTGCAGCGATGGTTTGCAAAGTGGGAGGCCGAGATCGAGGACAAGCTGACGAACCCAGCAAGACCGATGGTTGTCGAGTTCGACTCGACTCCACTTGCGAAGGGCGATCCAAACTCGCTTGCCGACTACTCGGTCAAGATGAAAACCAGCGGTGCAGTAACGATCAACGAGATTCGAGCCATGCACGGACTTCCTCCAGCCGCTGACGGCAACAAGCTGCCGCATGAAATTGCAATGGATATCACCAAAGCAACTCAGCCAGAGGAAGGCGAGGAGTCAGAAGAATCAGAAGAGGGCGATGAGGAGTCGTCTGAAGAACCAACCGAAACCAAGGAGACAGACGATGAGACTAGAGAGTAACCCAGAAGCAGGCACGATCACGTTCCGAGGCTTCGTAGGAGACTATGACAATGGCATCTCCGCCGACGACTTCCGTGATGTTCTGGCAGAGCATGGTGGCAAGGATGTGACCATCCACCTCAACTCCGAGGGCGGATCGGTGACCGACGGGCTGAGTATTTACAATGCCATTTCCCAGCATGAAGGCGAAGTCACTGTCCACGTCGATGCCTTGGCAGCGTCGATTGCCACAGTCATCTGCTGTGCTGCTGACAAGGTGGTGATGAACAGCAATGCGAAGTATATGGTGCATCGCTGCTGGACCGCCGCAATGGGCAACTGCAAAGATTTCCGACAGATGGCGGACACTATGGAAATGCTCGATGGCGACATCGCTGCTGTGTATGCAGAGAGGACTGGCCGAGAGACTGAAGAACTCCTAGCCATAATGGATGTCGAGACTTGGCTGACGGCTGAAGAGGCAGTCTCCCAAGGATTCGTCGATGAGGTCTACGAGGTCAAGAAAGCCAAGCCAAAGGCAGAGTCCAAGGCTGAGATCATGGCGACTCTTGCACCAGCATTCCAGCGTGGATTGGTAGCCAGCTTGAACCGCAGAATCAAACTGCGAAGGCCACAGAAATAAGCGTGATATACTAACAGTCTGAGGGCCAGAGGTCCACTAGAAATCAACTAAGGGTACTAGGAGATAGATAACCCATGAAGAGAATCAATGAACTGAAGGCCCGAATGGACGAAATCCTCGACGTTTTCGAGGAAGTCAAGGCCGAAGTAGAGGGCGACAACGACCTGAGCCAAGAGCGACAGGACTTTGTTGCAGCATTAACCGTCGAGTTCGATGAGGCACAAGCCGAGGTCGAAAAGTTTGAAAAGCAACAGGCAGAGATTGCTGCTCGTATTGACCTGCGTAAGGCCAATGAGTCGGTTTCCGAGCCTCCACAAATCGCAGAACCAACTCAAGAGGAAGTCGTAAACGTGATCCCCGCAAAAGCCAAATCCCAGAAGAGCAAGCACTTTGCATCGAGCGAAGATGCCTATACCGCTGGCATGTACTTGAACTCACTTTCGGGCAACCGAAAAGCCAACGAGTTCTTGGCAGCACAGTCCATTGGAACTGACGCTGACGGTGGATTCCTCGTTCCTGACCCACTGGCAAACACGCTGATCAACCTGCTTGAAGAGTATGGTGTTGCTCGCCAGCGTAGCCGTCGAATCGTCATGTCGGCTGAGACATGGACCGTGCCTAAGTTGACTGAGCACGCAACGATCTACTATCCAGCGGAAGCAGCCTCGATCACCGAGAGCGATTTGGCATTCAGCCAGATCACGCTGACGGCGAAGAAGTTGGCAGCGTTGGTCAAGATGAGCACCGAAGTTCAAGAAGATGCAGTCATCTCCCTCGTGGATACGGTTGTTCAAAGCATCGCCTATCAAATGGCTGTTGCCGAGGATCAAAACCTCTTCAATGGTGTTGCTTCGGCCATCAATGCTGACGGCATCGAAGATGATACTGATGTCGCTGACGTGAACGTGGCAAGTGTTGCTGCCTTGGCGTTGTCTGACTTCACTGATTGTGTCGCTGGCATTGGCAACCCAATCGTCGGTGCTCGTAACGAGTGGTACATCAATGCAAGCCTGTTCCACGGTCCTGTCCGTGAGTTGTTGAACGCCGCTGGCGGCAACACTCTGGCTGACTTGGAAGGTGGCCAGTCCCCTCGATTGCTGGGCTACCCAGTGAACTTTGTTAGCGTCCTCCCAGGTGCATCGGCAACGACCGCAGGCGACTTGCTTGCAGTGTTCGGTGACTTGAGCCTCGGATGCTACTTCGGTGATCGTCGTTCACCTAACTTCAAGGTCTTGAATGAACTGTTCGCAGTGAACGATCAAGTTGGCGTTGTCGCTACCGAGCGTATCGACATCCAAGTTGCCAATCCAGAAGTTCTCGGCAAGATCACCATCACTGGCTAATGGCTAAGTATAAATTCAAGGTGGACCGCATGGGTTTCCGTGCGGGTCACACCTTTTCTGATGGCGACCTCAAAGAGGGGGTTGTCAAAACCCTGCTCTCATTCAATGCTATCGAGATCCTAGATGAGTTGGACGCTAAGAAGAACGTCGAGCCCGCAAAGTCTGGCAGTAAGTCTGGACGAAGCAAAGGATCATCTAAGGGTAGCAGGAAACGAGCAGGATCAGATGTTGACGCTTCTGATCGAAGCGGCGACTGAGCAAGCCGAGCGTGACACTGAAAGGTGTTTCGTTCAGGCAACGTGGGAACAGACACAGTACGGATTCCCCAGTGATGCTGGGGCTATCCTGCTCAACATGAGCAAGGCTGTGTCTGTTCAGTCGATTACATACTTGGATGCCGATGGTGCAGAACAAACGCTATCGACAGACGACTATGAACTCGACCTCGGCAGGAACACTGTTACCTGCCTCAACGATGATGATGGCTGGCCCGATACGCTCTCAACTGCGTCAGGACGAGACACTGTAACTGTGTCGTTCACCTGCGGCACGTCCGATCCATCAACACTTCCCAGCCTATTCAAGCACATGGTGCTGTTAGAGGTTGGGCGTGCGTACTTCGATCCTGCACAGGAAAACGGAGTCAATACGAATGATGGACGCAGTTATGAGAGTATCGTTCGCAAACTGATTCGGAGTTCATATCCGTAATGCCAAAGGTCAGTGGATTCAATCGAAAGCGTATCGGTCATCGCAACTACATTGCGAAGATCGAGTCGCCACCTGTTGCAGAAGATGACTACGGCCATGTGACCTACACTAGTGGGACATGGACGACACTCGTCAATAAGTGGCCATGCGAACTGATTGATGCGGCTGGCTCTGAAATCATCCAAGGCTTTGCTGTGAAGGCAGCAACAGACAAGGTTGCCATTGGTGACTCCAAGCAACTGTCATGCCTGAACTTAAACACAAAGTGCCGTGTGACCATACGAAACAAAGTGTACGGCATCACAGCCGTCAGAGATGTTAGCGGAGATGGGCTAACAACTCGGATCGAATTAAAGGCGATTGAATAATGGCTGGGCCATCGAAGAAGCAGGTTCTTCGTTCGGTTGAGAAGTTCATGCGTGGCAAGCAAACTTCCGCTGGCGGGACTGGTCGAGCAGGGTCAAAGGTTTCTTACACAAACCTTGCGAAAGACTTGGACGGCATCACTGACGAACTTGCAAAGAAGGTTTGCCCAACTGCCGTTGCAGCCGCAGCAACAATCGTCCGCAAGGAGGCTGTGAAGATTGTGCGTTCTGGTTCAAGGAACTCACCATCTAGCAGTAAGAAAACAAAGACAAGAGGCGTGCCACCAGTACGTCGAATATCGTCTGGCAATGTGACGATGACCAATGCGGGCAAAGGTGCATGGTGGGGCAAGGAATTGATTAACAGGCGTGGAGGTCCGAACGGGCCATCGCTTGGTGCCCCTGGGACGATCATCAAAAAGAGGATTGAGCGAAAAGGCTACGGCCTGCATTCCTCGCAGAAGGTTGGCCCTCGGTACGAGAAGAGTCCGAAGGGCAAGAACTTCGCCCACACTCATGAACCAAAGTCAGGCAGCACTGGTGCTCCAGGCCATAAGTGGTGGGGTGCTCCAGCCAAGCGACCACTGAAGGCAAGGCCGTTCATGGGTCCAGCGGGTGAGAACACAATCCCCGCACAGCGGCGAGTTATCAAGAGAACAATTCAAGGCTGGAAGATGAAGAGGCCAGACCTAGCATGAGGCCAGTCCCACAACTAATACAACTGCTCCGAGCCGATTCAAGCGTAACAGACTTGACTGGCACTCGGATCTACGCAGAGCATCCGCCACAGGATGATGTCCTGCCAATCGTCGTATTGTCAGTAGAGAACGTCAGAGGCTTTAGCGATACAGTCTCTGGGTGCCACATCAAGGTGTATGTCGCATCCGTTTCTGTTGACATCATCTGCGACACCCGTGGACAGTCGGAGGACATCCAAGAGGCAATCGAGGATGCGTTGATCGGATACACATCTGCCGATGCCGAACATCCAATCAATGGGATCACATCAGACGAAGGTGCATCGTGGCAACTCGTTGATCCAAAAGATGGATCAGATGAACGAGGCTACTGGTGCGAACAAACTTACTCCGTTACTTATCAGAGGATTTAGATAGATGGCAACACAAACTGGTTTAGGAACCACCTTCAGCGTTGGTGGAACTGGTGGATGTATCCGAAGCGTTACTCTTCCAGAGTTTTCGCAAGAGGCGATTGATGTTTCCTGCTTGGACTCAACTGGGTTCATGGAAAAGATCAAGGCAGGCTTGGCTGACCCAGGCGAGTGCTCTGCGACCGTTCTTTGGGAAGATAACTACACTCCTCCTACAATCGGTGACGACGGGACGCTGACGATTACGCTCCCAGATGGAAGCTCATTTGCTGGCACTGGTTGGGTCAGTGGCATCAGCCACGGATCGGCAGAGGTTGGGTCTGTCATGGAATGTACGATCACATTCACTTTCGATGGAGACTCTGGCCCTTCATTTACGAACCCAGTATAAGGGGTGATTGATGAGTGACCGTAAGGTTGAACTGGTCCAGTTGTCTGGAACTAACCTGGCAACTGGACGAACGCAGTATTATGAAATCTGGATGATCCACGTTACCGATGGAGAGGATCGGTATCTAGCGGGACGACTGGATTGGCATGATGATGCAAAGATTATCTATCTCACGCAAGTTGATCCGTTTCTGCGTAAATGGATCGACGAAGAAGTTTCAAAGCAGGTCGAGCGAGAACTGGACTCATGTG